TTTTAACGCCGATTTTAGAAGGTATCCGAACGACATTTGAAACCATCTGGAATGCCATTTCTACTACAATTTCCACGGTCTTAACGGCAATTCAAGATGTGGTGACTACGGTTTGGAATGCGGTATCTGGTTTCATTTCTTCTGTTTTGTCAGCAATCTGGAATGTGGTTTCTTCCATCTGGAACAGCATCTTCGGCACGATTTCCAGTGTGATGAATGCTATTTTTTCTGTGGTATCGTCTATCTGGAATCAGATTTCTTCTGCGGTTTCCAATGTTCTGAATGCTATCCGGTCGGTGGTATCCAACGTCTGGAACAGCATCAAGAGCACCATTTCCAACGTGATGCAGAGCATTTCTTCTACGGTGTCCAGCATCTGGGACAACATTCGTTCTGCGGTTTCCGACAAAATCAGCGGCATCAAGTCCACCATTCAGAATGGGTTTGATGCCGCTGTGGGATATATCAAGGGACTGGCGTCCGATGCCTGGAACTGGGGACGGGATATCATTCAGGGAATCATTGATGGCATTCAGAGTGCCATCGGCTGGCTGGCGGACTGCGTCACCAATGTTGCCGATACCATTCGGGATTTCCTGCACTTCTCTGTTCCGGACAAAGGGCCGCTGACAGACTACGAGAGTTGGATGCCGGACTTTATGAAAGGACTGGCAAAGGGCATCGACAAGAGCAAGAAGTATGTGGAGAAAGCCGTGGGCGGTGTGGCGAAAGCCATGCAGCTGACCATGGATTCTGGTTTGAATTACAGCTTGCATGGAATCTCCGGAGCAATGCTGCCCGACAGTTCCGGTGGGACGGTGAACAATTATTACAACACGGACAATCGAAAGACAGTGAATCAGACCAATCAATCGCCGAAGGCATTGTCACGGTTGGAGATTTATCGGTTGACACGGAATGCGTTGAATGTGTAGAGTGGTAAACTGGAATTTATCGAATGATTCGCTTTGACAAAAAATACTTGCATAATTTAGGATTTTTATCTTCTCGAATGAATTCAACGATATATCCAAGTTTCTTATAGAATTCCGGTGCTTGAAATCCAAATGTCGTGAGTGTAATTTTATCATATCCTGCATTTTGAAATGTTTCCTCAACTGCTGAAACAAGTTTACTTCCATATCCACATTTTCTGTGAGCTTTATGTATAATCAAATCACCTATATGCACCTCATTATAATATGCACGACCTGTAATAACACCCACTATCTCACCATCATCGCTTTCCGCAATAAAACAGAATTCATTATAATTCAAATCAACATTATTCTGTTCAGCATAGGATAAGAATTCTCCATTGATAAAGTTGCCTATTCTGTTATCTTCTTCAATCATACGTTTTATATTCATCTTTAACAACCTCGTCTCTAAATTAAATATCATAATTCGTCACACAAATTCCGATTTACAGGGCTAATGCCCCTATCATTTTTATCTATTATATCACACCCCACCAGAAAAAGCAAGGAGGTATCCCATGTATTTCACCCTTATCCTCGAAAATGAATCCGGCGAACAAGTGAACCTATCCACCACCGCCAACCAATACATGACCTCCAAAATCGAAGGTCTGAATCCGCCTGCCGGAACGATTTCCACTTCTTCTTACGCAGGCATGAACGGCAGCTACCTGAACAACGCTTTCATCGAAAAGCGAAACGTGGTCGTTTCTTTTGCCATGCGTGGCATTGGCATCGAGAAACGGCGGCATCAGCTGTATCATGTGGTCAAACCGTCCCGATACATCAAAATCTGGTACAAGACGGCGAACATCGATGTCTATGCCGAAGGGTATGTAGAAACTTGTGAAGTGTCAAATTTCGAGCAGCAGATTAGCGGTCAGATCTCTATTCTCTGTCCGGACATTTACTGGTACAGCCGGGATATTTTCTATGCCTACTACAGCGGCGTAATCGGAGCATTTCACTTTCCCTTTCCAGAGAGCGATGCTCCGTTTCCTTTGGGTGTGTACTCTAACAGCAGTTTGTTTTCCATCATCAATGATGGCGATGAAACCGGATTCACACTGCGAATTGAGGCACTGCCCAGCGACATTCCGCAGGAAGTGGTGGCAGTGACACCGACCATCTACAATGAAAACGGCGAGTATCTGCAAATCAAAGGTGATATTCTGACCGGCGATGTCATTACGGTTACCACGAAAACCGGAAACAAGACCGTCACGCTGACACGCAATGGCGTGGACAGCAACATTCTGAACCGGCTGGTTTCCGGTTCGACTTGGCTGACACTAAAAGAAGGAACAAATACCTTTCGAATCGAGGCAGTTCGTGGGGTGAAAAAACTGCGTGTGACATTGATGCACCGAAATTCCTATCTGGGGGTATGAGAAATGCAGTTGGAAATTTACAACCTTATCGCAGAAGGAAACCGCATTTCTGTTTCCTTGGAAGCCATCTGCGACAGCTATTCTTCACTTCTGTGGGATATTGAATTCTACCAGTGCGGCTGTTTTGAGGTGTATATCGCTGCCAGTCCGCAGAACGTGAAAACTTTTCAGCGTGGCAGAATTGTGGCGAGGAGTGATGATGCACAGCACTTCGGCATCATTGAGTCTTTGCAATTGGAAACCGATGCCGAGAAAGGCGATTACCTGACTGTCACCGGACGGTTTCTTGCCTGTCTGCTGGAACGAAGAATCATCTATCCCACCATCACCGCAAACGGCAGTTATGAGGACATCGTCCGCAAGGTGCTGTCCCGCAATGTGATTTCTGCCGGAATCCGCAATTTGCCCGGTTTTTCCATGGGAACGGTTTCTGGTGACTGTTGGCAGAAAACCGCACGAATGCAGGTCAGCTATGACAACATCTTAGAATGGCTGTACAGCCTTTGTGAAACCATCGGCGGTTCGGCAAATGTGCGGCTGAATGGAAATACCCTGAAATGCGATCTGTTTTCCGGAACAGACCGCAGTTTGTTGCAGGATGAAAACCCCCACATCGTATTCTCCGATGCGTACAACAATCTGCTGTCCTTTTCCTATGCAGCGGACGATGCCGTGCAGAAAAACTTCGCCTATGTGCTGGGCTGCGGCGAAGGAAATGCCAGAAAACGCACGACCTTCTGTTCCGGTACAGAGCCGACCTATCTTGACCGCTATGAGGTGTATGTGGATGAGCGAAACACGGCACAGGAAGAAGATGTGACGGATGCGGAATATCTGGAAATCTTAAAGAGCAGCGGTGCAGAACATCTGGTGCAGCCAAAAACGGCATCGGAATCCACCATCGCTGCTTTTTCTACCCAGTATCAGTACAACAAAGACTACTTTGTGGGAGATTATGTGACCGTAGAACAGAGAAGATTTGGCTTGATTCAGCCTCGAATCCAGCTAATCGGCATGGTGGAGAGTTTCGACCAGAATGGCAGAAGTCTGACCCCGACTTTCAAAGAAATGGAGTGATATTCATATGTCTTTTTCCTATGGATTTTTTAACGCACAAAACCTTGACCGAGTGTATACCGCAGAAGATTTCACGGCATATCTGTCCAGCCTGATTTGCAACGGAATTCTGGATACTTACCGGCAGTGTTTTGCACCAACAGTCAAAAATTTATCCGTTACATTCGGCACGGGCAAGGCGTGGATCAACGGGCATTATCTCATCAGTGATACGCTGCATACTGTTGATTGTGCTTCTTATGTAGATGAATCGCTGGATCGCTATGTGGTCATTGCCCTGTTCTGTGACCTTTCCACACGAACCTGCGGGCTTCGCATTCAGCCTGGAATCGCTGCCACCGAACCTGTCATTCCTTCGTTCACCAACAATAATGTGACCACCTATTTGACCTTGGCAGCAGTTCGACTGCGAGCCGGAGCAACAGAATTGACAGCAGAAGATGTGATTGATTATCGGGAGGATGAAAGCAAATGCGGATACTGCAAGTGTATTCTTGGTAAGTGCAGAGTAACAGAGATGCTTGCCGAAATGGCAAAGACAAATGCCACACTGGACGAACTGCAAAAGCGGCTGGATGCAATGAACAGTCAGATTTCTGAACTGCAAACCAAGGTAGATGATTTGACCGCAGGCGAAATCTTATCAACCGGACAATGCGGTGAAAACATCTACTATGTTCTCTATGACAATGGCAAACTGCTGCTGCGTGGCACGGGTGCAACCTATGACTATACTTCTCATGATTCTGTGTTTTATCAAAACGATCAGATCAAGGAAATCGTGCTCAGCAATGGCATTACTGGTCTGGGTGACCGTTTGTTTTATCATTGTGCCAATGCGAAAACGGTATCTCTGCCGGCTACACTGACCAGCATTGGGGACTCTGCTTTTGCACAGGAAGATGCTGCAATCGGCTATACCGCCGGTCTGACTTCTGTTACCATTCCGCAGGCGGTTACTGCAATTCAGTCGTTTGCATTTCAGCACACTGCCATTGCAGAAGTCACTGTGCCTGCCAGCGTGAAAACATGGGGAAAGTATGTTTTCAGCGGCTGTGCAAAGCTGAAGACTGCTCGTGTTGCGTGTGATTCCATTGGTGCTTTTGCGTTTACAAGATGTACAGCATTGTCTAGCCTTACCATTTCTGCGAATTGCAGAACCTTTGGGGAAAATATGCTGACATATTGCGAGAGCCTAAAAACCATCACTTATGAGGGCACGATTGCTCAGTGGAACGCCATCACCAAACCGGTCAACTGGATGTCCTCCGGAGAACATTCCTACAACAATTATCTGAAAAAGATCCAGTGCATAGACGGCTATTTGGAATATGATCCTGAAAATGATGTGTGGAACGAGGTGAAAAACGGATGATGAAATTCTTAGTGAAACAGCAAAAAATCGAAGTACTGGAGCGAGAGGTCATTGCTTCTGACCAGATCGCATTTGTTTCGGTGAAGTTCGTGTTCGATGGGGCTTGGAAAACGCTGCACAAGGTGGTGCAGTTCACGCAGTGTGAGGAAACATACAACGTGGTGCTTGGCATAGACGGAACAACCTGCTTGCTGCCTGCCGAACTGCATCCCGGTGCAGTGAAGATGAGTTTGTTTGGCTACGATGCGGAAAGCGATACCACACTGCGTGCGACAACAGTACCGGTAACTCTTCACATTCGACCGTCCGGTTTTGTGGAGGACGGTACAACACCCATTCCGCCGACGCCGGATCTGTATACGCAGCTTTTGAAAAAGCTTTCCGAGATGCAAACCGGAGCAACCGGAAAGGACGGCCGTTCTGCTTATGAGATTGCCATAGAAAACGGTTTTGTGGGGACTGTTGCAGAATGGCTGGAGAGTTTGAAAGGCAGGGACGGTAAAGATGGATTACCTGGAAAGGATGGAAAAGATGGTGCAGATGGTTTGCCCGGTAAGGACGGCACAAATGGGAAAGACGGTAAAGATGGGCGTGACGGAAAGGACGGCGTTTCTCCGGATTTGACAAATTATCCGGATACCGATGCTGTAAAAGCACTGGTTCAGGACGCTGTTCAACCACTTTTACAGCAGGCACACGTTCATGAGAATCTGGATATCTTAAATGCTTTGACGGATACAGAACTTACTTTGCTCCATGAACTTCAGGCATTCGAGGATGATACAACTTACAATATCCAAACATTCCGGGAAGCCATTGCAGCACTGAATGAAAAAGCACATACCCACGAAAATCAAGCTGCATTGGATCAAATCACTGCTGCTAAAATCGCACAATGGGATGGTTTTGGCACGCAAATCAATGGGCTTAGTACAAAGGTTACGGTCTATTCGGAAAAGACAGAACGCACTTTGGAGAGCCTGCAAAAGCAAATCGACAACCTGACAAACGGCAGAAATTACACTATTCTGTTTCAATCCGGGCAGAATGCCGTTTCGACCTACGCACCGGACATCAGCATGATTCTGGACGGCGGGTATCAGACAATGACGGATTTTCTGGCTGCCTATCCGCAGTTTTGCAGTGCAGCAAACGATTTCGTGCTGTCCTACTCGCAGGAGTGTTTTAACTGGGATAAGTCGGTCTTGACCGTTTGTGCAAAGCCTCTGTCCCTGACGAAAAATGCGGAAATCGTGATGTCCTATCAATCGGGTTCGAGTGAAGCCGGAAGCCTGTATCTGGTGCCGAAGCCGCAGAAAATTGACATTCCCATTGGCGTGTATGTGAATACAGAGATTGCCCTAAATCGTGCGGTTTCTCTGGATTTCCACTGGCTGCAGTCGGACAACTTTATCACCACCATCACAGAATGCACCGGCATTTCTGACGGCGAATATTACCTCGCATGGGCAGGCAGAAGCAACAATTCTCATCCGAAAATCCGATTCCTGAAAGTACTGGAGGGTTGAAAATGAAAGATACTATTTGTGTGGCTGTCGGCTTGGTCGGCGGCTTTTTTACTGCCATTTTTGGCGGCTGGGACTCTGCTCTGGTGACACTGGTCGTCTTTATGGCAATCGACTTCTTCACCGGCATCATCACTGCCATGATGAAAAAATCGAAACACACAGAAAGCGGCGGACTTTCTTCCAAAGCTGGCTGGTTCGGTCTGGCGAAAAAAGTCTGCACTTTAATGCTGATCGTTGTTGCAGTTCGGATGGATATTCTGCTGAATACCAACTACATCCGAGACGCTGTCTGCATCAGCTTTTGCCTGAACGAACTGCTTTCCATTGTGGAAAATACAAGTTTATGGGTGACTCCCCACAGTGTGGGGAGATGTCCGTAGGACAGAGGGGACGGGCTCCTGTCAGGAGTTCCGTATCCGCCTGCAATCCAAAAAGCAATTGATGTTCTGCAAACAAAAATCGGCAGAACAGAAGAAACCACCGACAAGGAGGACAAGTAATATGACTATTTTAAGACCCGATGCAACAACGACATTTGGCGGTGTCACCGTCAACGAGTATTTACTCACAAAACATAATCCCAACCACATTGATATGCCCTCTGTTTCCATGGAGGGCAAAGTTATCGGTGTAACAGTTCACAACACAGACTGGATCACCGTAGCAAGCGGAACGACCCCTGCGGAACAATACACAAGGGCAACGGTCAATAACAACATGAAGGATGTGCGTGTCCACTATTATGTTGACAATATCTGTGCATGGCAGAATCTGCCCCACAGCCTGAACGGCTGGCACGCTGCTGATGGTTCTGGGAACGGTAACAGAAGAACCATCGCCATTGAGTGCATTATGTCCTCTGCGTACAATTCTGTCGATAAAAAGTCGGAGGACAACGCAGCGAAATTGGCAGCAGCCCTTCTGAAACAATATGGACTGGACACCAATCACCTTTACACGCATACCCACTGGCTCAATGTTCGTGACGGACGAAACGGAACGATTGACCAGCTGAATACCATGTACAATCGGTACAAGATGTGTCCGGCGTACATCTTGCCTCATTGGGCGGAGTTCAAGAAAAAGGTACAGTCTTATTTGAATGCTGGAACTCCCACTATTTCTGCACCTTCTGCAAAGCAGCTTTACCGTGTGAGAAAGTCTTGGGCAGATGCAAAGTCGCAGCTAGGTGCGTACACTTCTTTGGAGAATGCGAAGAAAGCCTGCAAGGTCGGATATTCTGTATTTGATGCCAACGGAAATGTGGTCTACACCAATGGCAGCCAGTTCACCAAGGGACAGAAGGTTGCCATTCGTGCCAACACACCTCTGTTCGCCAGTGCAGAAACTACATCTGTAACCAGAAGAATCAGCGGCACTTACTATCTGTATGACGGTATTGCCTGCAAGAACGGTCGTTATCGTATTACCACAAAGCCAGAGTTCTGCGGAAAAGCACCGGCGGGACGATTTGTGACTGGTTATGTTTCTTGGGATAATTTCGGGGTGATTGGATGAATGCAGAACAAAAAGACCAGATCCGACAGCTGCACAGCAGCGGTCTGGGCTACAAGAAAATCGCAGCCCAATTAGGGCTGTCTGTCAACACAGTTGCTTCTTTCTGCAAACGGCAGAGAGGAAGCGAATCCTGCCCACACTGTCCGCAGTGTGGGCGTTCTGTTGTGCAGACACCGCACCGAAAACCGAAACGATTCTGTTCCACACAATGCCACAACACTTGGTGGAATCACCATGCTGTATCGAGGAACGGCAAATTACAGCAGCTCTGCCCTATTTGCAAAGAGCCGTTTTTTGCCTATCCCAGTTCGCACCGAAAATATTGTTCCCGTCTTTGCTATGGGAAGCACAGAAAGGAAATGTCTCATGGAAAAAGAACATTACCATAAGATCATTACGTATCAAACCACAGTTTCGATTTTGAAAAGCTGGATGCGTGCTGGATTGGTCACGCCGGAGGAATTCCAAAAAATCAACACCATAATTGCCGAACGTTCCGGCATATCTTTGTGCAGTATATTCCTTGACTCCTGCCCGATCGTACGGTAATATGTCATCGGAAAGGGGGAGATTATCACGGCACGAGTGATACAAAAAGTTGCATTTCCACAGAAAAAGCCGTTCCTGTTGAAACGGACGGCAGCCTATGCCAGAGTGTCCAGCGGAAAGGATGCCATGCTCCATTCTCTGTCGGCACAGGTCAGCTATTACAATCAGCTGATCCAGAGCAATCCGGAGTGGCTGTTCTGCGGTGTTTATGCAGATGAGGCATTGACGGGAACAAAGGAAAATCGTGCAGAATTTCAAAAGCTGCTGAACCGATGCCGGCGGGGAGAAATTGACTTGATTCTGACAAAGTCCATTTCCCGTTTTGCACGAAACACGGTCACCCTGCTGGAAACGGTACGGGAACTGAAAACACTGGGCGTTGATGTCTATTTCGAGGAACAGCGGATTCATTCCATGAGTTCAGACGGCGAACTGATGCTTTCCATTCTGGCATCCTATGCACAGGAGGAAAGCTATTCTGCCAGCGAGAACAAAAAGTGGCAGATGCGAAAGGACTTTGAACAGGGAAAAGTCGGGAGTATGCGAATGCTGGGCTATCGGCGAACCAAGCCCGGAAAACTGGAAATCGTACCGGAGGAGGCAGAAATCGTCAGAATGATTTTTCTATATTATCTGTCTGGCATGGGTAAGCTGGCAATTGCCAAGAAACTGAACGAACAGCAGATATGCACGGTGCGTGGCTGTGAATGGACGACAGAGGACGTAAGGCGAACGCTCCGCAATGAAAAGTACACCGGAAATCTGTTGCTGCAAAAAAGTTTTCGGGAAAATCACATTACCAAGAAAAAGGTGGCTAACATCGGACAGCTTCCGCAGTATTTTGTTGCCGGTTCGCATGAAGCCATCATTTCGCAGGAACAGTTTGATGCGGTGCAGAAACAAATGGCGGAACGACAGAAAAAATATGCCGGTTCCTGTAACACAAACCGATATCCATTTACGCAGAAAATACGGTGTGCCTGCTGCGGCAAATATTACCGCAGAAAAACGACAGTGACCGGTGTGGTCTGGATTTGTTCCACTTACAACACCAAAGGAAAAAAATACTGTCCAACGGCAAAACAGATTCCGGAAAATACGCTGATTTCTGCCTGCTGTGATGTTTTGGAAATATCGGAATTTGATGCGGAGCGATTTGCGGAACAAATCGAACAGATTCAGATTCCTGCACCCAATGAACTGCAATTCTGCTTTTCGGACGGAACGGAACAAATCGTATCTTGGAAAGACCGTTCCCGTTCGGAAAGCTGGACAACGGAAATGCGAGAGAAAGCGAGGCAGAAAAAATGGCGACAGTCCTAAAAATACCGGCAAAGTTTCATCCCATAACGCATTTGCCGGAAACCAAGGTTCAGAAACGCAGAGTGGCAGCCTATGCCAGAGTTTCCACAGATTCCGAGGAACAGCAGACCTCTTATGCTGCACAGGTAGATCGCTACACCAAGTACATTCAGGAACGGGCAGACTGGGAGTTTGTTGCGGTCTACACCGATGAGGGCATTTCTGCCCTGAATACCAAACATCGGGATGGTTTCAATCGCATGGTGGCAGATGCTCTGGACGGCAAAATCGATTTGATTGTCACCAAGTCGGTCAGCCGGTTTGCACGAAACACTGTAGATTCTTTGACGACTGTGCGAAAGCTGAAAGAAAAAGGCGTGGAGGTGTTTTTTGAGAAAGAAAACATCTACACGCTGGATTCCAAAGGCGAGCTGCTGATCACCATCATGTCCAGTCTGGCACAGGAGGAGAGCCGTTCTATTTCGGAGAATGTAACTTGGGGACAGCGAAAGCGAATGGCGGACGGCAAGGTCAGCTTGCCGTACAAGCATTTTCTGGGCTATCGAAAAGGAGCAGATGGCTTGCCGGAAATTGTGCCGGAGGAGGCGGAGATTGTTCGGAACATCTATCGTTGGTTTATGGAGGGGAAAACGCCAACTGGCATTGCGAGAACATTGACAGAACAGGGCGTTCCGACACCTGCCGGAAAGGAACAATGGTGTTCCAGTACAGTGAAAAGCATCCTGACCAATGAAAAATACAAGGGTTCTGCTCTATTGCAAAAGAGATTTACGGTGGATTTTCTCACCAAAAAATCTAAGGTGAATGAGGGCGAAGTACCCCAATACTACATTGAGGAAAGTCACCCTGCCATCATAGTGCCGGAGGAATTTGAACTGGTGCAGGCAGAATTGCTGCGGAGGCAAAACCTGCGGCGACAGTACAATGGAAAGAGCGTATTTGCTGCCCGGCTTGTCTGCGGCGACTGCGGAAATTTCTTCGGGGCAAAGGTCTGGCATTCCAACAGCAAATACCGGCAGGTGATCTGGCAGTGCAATCATAAATTCCAAGGGGTGTGCAAATGCCAGACACCCCATTTGCAGGAGAGCGTTATACAGCAGCGGTTTCAGGCCGCCGTTCAGGAATTGCTGCAAAAGCGGAAAGCAGTTCTGGAAAACTGTCAGGTGATGCTGGAACTGCTCACAGACTGTACGGATTTGGAGTATCAATTGCAGGAACTGGAAACGCAGAAAATGCGGATTTCGGAACAGGTGCAGGGATATGTTCGGGAGAACAGTGAAATCGTGCAGGATCAGGAAAAGTATGAGGAACGGTATCAGGCACTGGTGGGACAGTATGAACCGCTGCAGAAACAAGAAACCGCCCTGCAGGAACGGCGAGCAGAGCGGTTGGCAAGACGGGAACAGATTCAGGGATTTCAAAGAGCATTGAACGGACAAAATGGGATGCTGCCGGAATTTGACACGCAGTTGTGGCTGGCTGCTGTAGAAAAAGCAGTGGTGCATCGAGATGGAAAAATCGTGTTTGTTTTGAAAGATGGGACGGAGTTGGTGCAGAAAATTTGAGGGGAGTGGGGTGCAGAACGCACTCCCTTTGCTTTTCGGGTGTGCATTGTATCATTTGTGACGTGCGTTTCCAAGAAAAGTGCCGAAAACACGTCGTTTTCGGCACTATATTTTTTGGCTTTTTTACAGAAAAATTGATTTTGACCCCAATTTGACCCCAAAACATCAAAAAAGAAAAGTGGAGCAGGACAACA